ACGGGATATTGTCAATATAACGCGGCACCGAGGCGACGACACCATGACGGTGGTGGGGCACATCATTGAGGCGATGGAGGAGTACAAGCCTGCAATGGTGGTGATCGACGAGGGTGGCCTGGGCGCGGGGATTGTGGACCGGCTCAAAGAGCAGCGGTACAAGATTAAGGGCGTAAACTTTGGAAATAAGTCCAAAAACCCGATAATGTATGGAAATATGCGCGCTCAGATGTGGGGTGAAATGAGGGAGTGGCTGAAATCTGCTAGTATTCCGACCGACAGGTTCTTGAAAACGGACTTAATTTCGCCTAAGATGAAGCCTGATTCACGTGGAACAATCTTCTTGGAGAGTAAGAAAGAGATGAAAGCCCGAGGTTTAGCTAGTCCAGACGCTGCGGATGCAATATGCGTGACGTTTGCGTTTCCTGTGGCGCATCGGGAGTACCGAGAGCCAACGGCGCGGCGGTATTCGGATCACTCGGCGGTATCTACGGGGTGGATGGGGTCATGAAGAAGGTATCTCTGAGTGTCGGACGCGGCGAGAAGCTGCCTACGTCCAAAGGCGCAGGGTTGACTGCCAAAGGGCGGGAAAAGTACAATGCAGCTACTGGCTCTAATTTGAAAGCGCCAGCCCCTAACCCTAAAACCAAGGCAGATCAGGGCCGCAAGGACTCATTTTGCGCTCGGATGGAAGGTGTTGTGCAAAATGCCAAAGGCCCAGCAGAACGGGCCAAGGCGTCACTTAAACGATGGAAGTGCTAATCATGAAATCTAGTAAACCTGGACTCTACGCCAATATCAACGCCAAACAAGAGCGCATCAAAGCTGGCTCTGGCGAAAAAATGAACAAAGTTGGCAGCAAGGCAGCGCCTAGCGCCAAAGACTTCAAAGACTCGGCCAAAACGGCTAAAAAGAAATGAGCAAGTCAGCTACTCACTATTTACCTGATGGCAAGGTCTACAAAGGGCCAATCCACAAGGCAGGAAGCGTTTTAATGACGGGCGAAAAGCACACTGCGACTAGCCGCAAACTTGCACATACACCACCTAAAAAACCTAGTAAATAGCCATGCCACTCAAAAAGTCACCTACGCCTGCGGCGTTTAAGGCCAATATCAAAACTGAGGTCAAAGCAGGCAAGCCTGTCAAACAAGCGGTGGCAATAGCCTATGCAGTCAAGCGCAAGGCTGAGAAAAAGTAATGGCTGACTACACCGGCATTAACAAGGTTGGCAAGGTCGCTGATGTTGGTGGGGGTGACGATGTAGAGTACGGCGATATGCTCTCCACCATGCGCTCTCGCATGACAATGGCGGTGGATGCGTACAGTGAAAGCCGGGGCAATGAACTTGACGACCTGCGGTTCATGGCGGGTTCTCCTGACAACCAGTGGCAATGGCCTGCTGATGTGCTGGCAACTCGCGGGGCCGTGCAAGGGCAGACAATCAACGCCCGCCCCTGCCTGACTATCAACAAGCTGCCGCAGCACGTTCGCCAGGTCACCAACGACCAGCGGTACAACAAGCCCAGCGGCAAAGTTATACCCGCCGACGATGTTGCTGACCCTGAGATGGCAGAAATATTTAACGGCATAGTGCGGCACATTGAGTACATCAGCGACGCTGACATTGCCTACGCTACTGCCTGCGAGAACCAGGTCACCTACGGCGAAGGCTACATCCGGGTATTGACTGAGTATTGCGACGAAAACAGTTTTGACCAAGAACTCAAAATTGGTCGGATTCGCAACTCATTCTCGGTCTACATGGACCCTGCGATTCAAGACCCATGCGGTGCGGATGCGCGCTGGTGTTTTGTCACGGATGATGTGCCTAGGGACGAGTACGAGCGCCTGTACCCCAACGCCGCGCCTATCAGTAGTTTGCTGTCTTTGGGCCTGGGCGACCAAGATTTACAGCAGTGGCTGCGCGATGAGACAGTGCGGATTGCGGAGTACTTCTATGTGGAGTACAAAGCCGAGACACTTAACCTGTACCCCAACAACATCACGGCGTTTAACAACTCGCTTGATGACAAGCAACTCAAGATGCTCTACGGCAAGCCGCTTAAAACTCGGATTGTGCAACGAGAGAAAGTTTGCTGGGTTAAGAGCAACGGCTACGAAGTGCTGGAAAAGCGCGATTGGGCGGGTAAATATATCCCCATTGTGCGGGTCGTTGGCAATGAATTTGAGGTCAACGGGCAGATTTATGTCTCAGGCTTGGTGCGAAACGCCAAGGACGCCCAGCGAATGTACAACTACTGGGTGAGCCAAGAAGCCGAAATGCTGGCCTTGGCACCCAAAGCACCGTTTATTGGCTATGGTGGGCAGTTTGAAGGCTACGAACACCAGTGGAAGACCGCCAATACTACCAACTGGCCGTATCTGGAGGTCAATCCAGATGTTACTGACGGCGCTGGCGCTACGATGCCACTGCCCCAACGCGCCCAACCGCCAATGGCCTCCAGCGGCCTTTTGCAAGCCAAATCAGGCGCGTCTGAGGACATTAAAGCCGCCACTGGGCAGTACAACGCCAGTTTGGGCATGGGCGGCAACGAGCGCAGCGGCAAGGCTATTCTTGCTCGCCAGCGCGAGGGTGACGTTGGAACTTACCATTACGTAGACAATCTGGCCCGTGCCATACGTTACGTGACCCGGCAACTGTTGGACATGATCCCCAAAATCTACGACACCCAGCGCATTGCCAGAATTATTGGTGAAGATGGCGGTACTGAGATGGCAAAAATTGATCCATCCCAAGAGATGCCGGTCAAGAAAATTGTCAATCAAGAGGGCATTGAGATTGACAAAATCTACAACCCCAATGTCGGCAAGTACGATGTGGTGGTGACCACCGGCCCAAGCTACAGCACCAGACGGCAAGAGACACGGGAAGAAATGGCCCAACTGCTGCAAGGCAACCCTGCGCTCATGCAGATTGCAGGCGACTTGTTTGTCAAGGCAATGGATTGGCCTGGGGCAGATGAGTTGGCTAAACGCTTGGCTAAGACCATTGACCCCAAACTCTTGAGCGACGATGAAGACCCGGCCTTGCAAGCTGCCAATATGCAGATGCAGGCAATGGGGCAAGAGATGGAGCAGATGCAACAAATGCTTCAAAATGTCGGCAAGTCTATTGAGATGCAAGATTTAAAACGCAAAGAATACGAAGTTGAAATCAAAGCCTACCAGGCTGAAACCCAACGTATTGCAGCCGTTCAAGCTGGCATGAGTGAGCAACAGATTCAAGATATTGCTATGGGTGTAGTGGCGGCTGCAATGGAGTCCAACAGTCAAATTGGCGGTATTCCTGAGATGCCAGAACAGCAAATGGACGTAGGTATGGAGGGTATACCACAATGACCGCCGCGCAATTAAAGGGGCTACTGTTCTTAGGCCCACAGTGTCCACTTAAACACCCGCAGTTATTCCTTAAGTTTTTAGCATGATCAAAATTAACTTCATCATCAATGGGTTTTCAGATGCTCTGCACTTGGCTGATGACCACGGCCTGACCGACGCTGAGATTGAGGCCATGAAACAGGCTCGGTACGACAAGTGGCGCGACTTTATTGACAACCCACCTCCTGTGTTTGACGAACCTGTGGTTGACGAGCCTGTTGAGGAGTAATCATGGCCGCATACTTTTGGGTTGGTGGTACGGGAACTTGGAATAACGTCAATACTTCCAACTGGTCACTTACGTCTGGTGTAGTAGCACCCGCAGGACCTCCTACAAACGCTGACACGGCAACTTTTGACGCCAACTCAGGCACGGCGGCTATAGTTACGGTTACGTCTACTGCGGTGTCTTTAAGTACCACAATCAACAAAGCAGATATTAATTTATCGTTGTCTGGAAGTCCTACGCTATGCACGGCGGCAGGTACTTGTACGCTTACTGCGGGGACTATAACGCTTAACACTTTTACGTTGACAACAGGTTTGTTTATTTCAAATAATGCAAACGCCAGAACTATAGCGTTTGGCTCAGGAAACATTACAGTTAACGCTGTATCTGGAACTGTGTTTTCTGGCCCAACATCTACAAACACAGGATTAACAATTACTGGAACGGCTCAAGTTAACGTCGTAGGTAACGGCACAACTACAAGAACCGTTAACCCCGGAAATTCACTTGCCGTTAGCGCACCAATTTCATTTACCATTAGCAATGGAAGCGATACGATAAATAGCGCGGCTGGTATGACGTTTAATAATCTTACGTTTACCAGCGGATTTACAGGAACTTTTGGAAATGTTACTAGAAGTATTTTTGGCAACCTAACTTTAAACTCTGCTATTACTTCTTTTTCTTCTGGGGCGTCCACACTTACGTTTACCGGAACTGGAAGCCAAACCATTACCACTGCCGGTGAAACAATAGATTGCCCCATCACCTTTGACGGTGTAGGCGGCACATTTCAGCTTCAAGACGCACTGACTTCTGGTGCTACTCGCGCCTGTACGTTGACCAATGGTACGCTAGACTTAAACGGCTATACAGCTACTTTTGGGCAGTTTTTATCATCTAACGCAAATACTAGAACACTGGCTTTTGGGTCAACAGGAAAATTAGTTTTAGGCGGAAGTGGAGGAACAATATTTTCAGGTTCCGCATCAACAAACCAGTCGGTCACAGGTACTAATCCTCTTGTGCAATTTACCTACTCTGGTGGTACAGGCAATAGAAACATTGTTATGTGGCCCGTGCCTGAAGCGCAATCTATCAGTGTTGAGTTTTTAAACAATGCCACTGATACGGTATTTATTCAAGGCACTACAGGTGGGTATAGAAACATTGATTTTACAAGTTTTAATGGCATAGTTAGTACCGCAAATACGCCACGTTGTTTTGGTAATTTTACGTTGGGGGCTAGTGTTTCTTCTACTTCAGGAACTAGCACCATTACATTTGCGTCAACTAGCGGTACAAAAACCATTACTTCAAATGGCAAAACAATAGATTTCCCAATTACGTTTAACGGAATTGGTGGCACGTTTGCTTGCCAAGATGCCTTGACGCTTGGCTCTACGCAGCCATTGACCATGACCAACGGCACTTTGCAATTAAAGTCTGGCACGACTAATGTTGTGGGTTCTTTCGCCACATCCGGCACAAACGCTAAGTATTTGTTAAGCACAACATTTGGATCGCAAGCTACAATTTCTGATGCCAGCGGTACAAATACCGTTGAGTATTTAACGGTTCAAGACAGCAACGCCACTGGTGGAGCAATTTTTGATGCTTTGGCTATAACAAACGTGGACGCGGGCAACAACACAGGTTGGCTTTTTAGCACTACCCCTAGCATTGGCAATGAAATTACAATGCGTTTGCGCTCTTTCACTCAACCCAGGAGATTTTAATTATGTCTATGAATTTGAAAGCTGTAACGACCTGCATGGGTTACCAGCAAATTACTAGCTTATCTAGCGCGGCCAATTTGACAGTCCCCCAAACAACGCCAGACGGTCAAAATGGCAAACCAGTGTTTGCACTTATTGTTGCTGAAGATCAAGCTGTTCGCTGGCGCGACGATGGCACATCGCCATCGGCATCTGTTGGTATGCCATTAGCAGTTGGCATACCGTTGCAATATGATGGCGACCTAACCAACATCAAGTTTATTGAACAGGTTGGTAGCGCTAAGTTAAACATTAGCTACTACTTGTAATATGACATCTCTATCCCCCACACCCAAGCTGCAATTCTTTGATCTGAATGGCGCTCCATTGTCGGGAGGGTTGCTGTACACCTACACTGCTGGCACAACCACGCCACTAGCCACTTACACTGACAGCACCGGCGTCAGTGCCAACACCAACCCCATTGTTTTGGACAGCCGTGGCGAGGCCAATGTGTGGCTCAGTGGGGCCATCTACAAGTTTGCCTTGTACACCAGCGCAAGCGTGTTGATCTGGACGGTGGACAATATCAACGGCAGCACCTTTGCCTCTAATGCTACGGGTGACGGAACAACAACTGCTTTCTCGGTGGTCAATGGCTTTACCGCCATCTACATCAACGGCGTGTATCAGAATCGCAACACTTACACCGTAACTAGCGGCACGGTGACGTTTAGCCAAGCACCACCCTACACATCCATTATTGAAGTTGTTTACAACTAGGAATCGCCATGTTAAAAGTAGCAAATTCAGTCATCAACGCCAGCAGGATTACAGGCGTCTTGCCCGTTCTTAACGGCGGCACAGGCGTTACCACCAGCACAGGAACAACAAATGTTGTGTTGTCCAACTCACCAACTTTAACCACGCCAACAATTGCAGGGGCAACTTTATCAGGCACAGTAGCAGGCGGCGGCAATCAGATTAACAACGTGGTGATTGGTGCAAGTAATCCGCTGGCGGGTTTGGCATGACCTCCAACGTAAACAGAGAGTTGCCTAGCAAATCAGGCGTGTGGCCTTTAATGGCGAAATAATTTACGAGGTGACTTAATGGCTTTGACAAAAGTTTCATACTCTCTAATCACTGGCGCATCTACCAATGTGCTTGATTTTGGGGCTGACCCAACAGGCGCAACAGATAGCACTGCGGCTTTTGCAGCCGCAAAAATTAAGGCGTTGTCAACCAACAAAACTATTTACATTCCAGCAGGAACGTATAAGGGAAGCATTGCGGTTGCCAGCGGTGAAACGAATTTGGTAATCATTGGTGAATACCGAGAAACAACGATCATTGAAGCCAAAGACAATAGCACGGCAACTATTTCTGTGCATTGGACAGCTTTCAATGTGCAAATTCAATCACTGACCATTAAAAATACTGCTGCAACAAATAACGGAACACATTACGGAATTCACGCGCTCGGCAGTGGTGTAAACAATGGCGCTACTGGTTTAAAAATTAAAGATTGCGTTGTTAAAGACTACAACATTAATATTCGTTTAGACGAATTTAATGATATGTATGTTGAAAAATGCATATTGTCAAACGCTGTTACTGGTACTGGTGTAGCGCCAATTGGTGCAAACTTTTATGCGGGTTCGCCAACATTCTCTTGTGTTGGTTTAGATGTTTTTGATGTTTACACACAGGGCGGCAAATATGGGATGTATTTGGAAAACACCGAAGGCATCAAAATGTCTTTCTTGGATTGTGTGTTGTCAACAGAGCAAGGGTTAATCCATCAACGCACAACTGGCAACACAATCGGCATGATTATTTCCGATTCGTATTTTGACAGCACAACCTTAGATGCTTTCTATCTTGAAGGCGTGGACTATGGAATGTTTACCAACATTTGGACTTCCGCTTCTACGGTTGCTGGCACGGGCAATGGTGTTCAGTTGGTCAATTGCAGCAACAATATGTTTACCAACTTGACAGCTTACGGGTGCAGAGCATCTGGATTACTGTTGTTGCAAGACTGCACATTAAACACATTTAATGCTTGCACGTTAAACAATAATGCCTCCTATGGCGTAAACATTTCAAACAGCAATAACTGTAATAATATATTTAATGGTTGCTTTACAAGTGGCAACACGGTAGGCGCGTTAAACTTTTTAGATACAACGGCTGCATCACCTAATTATTGGTTAAATAGCTATGCATCTGGCACTGTAACTGTGCAGACAAAAGACATTAAGCAAGGAGGAAATGCTAGTGGTGGAACAACTTTCTCACTGACTTACCAGAGAGAAAATTTAATTGATGGCACATCTTCTGGCGATCTTAACTTTAGTACAAATCAAGTTTCATTTGTTGCACCAATGGCTGGTGCTTTAATTGCAATTTCAGTTGCGCTCACTGATACCAGAGTAGCAGGTATTTTGTATGCGCGGCCTTTAATTAACGGGGTGGCAGACGATGATTTGCGTGTTCAAATTGACGGAACAAACACACAATATGTTTATGGAAACGCAATTGTTGGGGCTGTGCCAGTTGTTGCTGCTGGAGATCGAATTAAATTATTTTATGATACTGACGCATCATGGAATACAACAGGCGGTGCTGGAACGGTAGACATTTCAGCAACTTTAGTTTTTATTTCAACTTAAATCGTACCCGTGCCAAACACTGAATAACCCTGAAAGACAAATATGGCTAATGAACAATCCACATTTTTTCCAAACGGCCCTACTGTTGTAGTGACCGCCAATGCAACTGCCCCCGCCGCAGCGCAAATTGTGGCTGGCGCTGTGGAAATCTTCAACTTCCCGCCAACCTCATTCTTCACCGCAACTGCGGCCTCGTCCACGACTCTTTACATTACGCTTGGACAAGGACTATAATATTTGTACTGGCCCAATGACCAGGGATTCTTAGGGATCAAAATGTCAGACGTAGAGCAAGAAGCGGAATTAGCCCCCGCGCCGGAACTGGAAACCACGGCGGTTACTCCAGAACCTGTAGTTGAAACGCCGGAAGTAGCAGCTAAAACATTCTCGCAAGAGGAACTTGACGCCGCTATTGGTAAACGCCTCGCAAGAGAGCAGCGAAAGTGGGAACGAGAGCGACAGCCTGCGCCAGCAATGGCGGTGGATTTGCCTCCGCAAGATCAGTTTGAGTCGGTCGATGCTTATGCAGAGGCCAAGGCTTACAAGTTGATTGAGCAGCGGGAACTCCAGAAACAACAAGCTGAAATTCTTGATGGGTATCACGAACGTGAAGAAACGGCTAGGTCTAAGTACAGCGACTTTGAACAAGTTGCCTACAACCCCAACCTGAAGATTACGACCGTGATGGCAGAAACGATTCAATCGTCGGACATTGGGCCTGAATTGGTTTATCACCTTGGCTCAAATCCGAAAGAAGCAGATCGTATTTCTCGACTAACGCCTATTTTGCAGGCTAAAGAGATTGGACGACTTGAGGCTAGGTTAGCCGATAACCCCGTCCAAAAGCGTACTTCTGGTGCGCCTGAACCGATTTCACCAGTTACCGCCCGAGGGGTGGGTTCTGGGTCTTTTGACACAACTGATCCACGGTCTATCAAGACCATGAGTACCAGCCAGTGGATTGAGGCCGACAGAGCGCGACAAATGAAAGCGTTGCAGGCAAAAAAGTTTTAATTTATTTTCTAAGGAAAAATTGTGGCTAATAGTATTCTTACCATTGACATGATTACCCGGAAGGCTCTTGAGATTCTCGAGAACAACCTGGTAATCACCCGTAACGTGAACCGACAGTACGACGACAGCTTTGCTGTTAGTGGTGCCAAAATCGGCTCTACCCTGCGTATTCGCCTGCCTGACCGGGCACTGGTGACTGACGGTGCAGCCCTGCAAGTGCAGGACGACGCCGAGCAAAGCACCACGCTAACTGTGGCAAGCCAAAAGCACATCGGTGTGAACTTCACTACTGCCGAGTTGACTATGCAATTGGATGACTTTGCAGAGCGGGTTCTCAAGCCCCGTATCTCTCAGTTGGCCTCCAGCATTGACGCCGATGTTGCAAGTGCTTACAAAGCAATTTTTAACACTGTGGGCACCCCCGGCACTTCTCCAGCTACCGCTTTGGTTTTGTTGCAAGCGCAACAAAAACTCAACGAATCGGCTGCTGGTATGGCTCCTCGCTATGCTACCGTCAACCCTGCTGCTAACGCTGGCTTGGTCAACGGCCTGTCTGGTTTCTTCAATCCAACCACCACCATTAGCCAACAATTCAAAAATGGCATGATGGGCACTGGCGTGTTGGGCTTTGACGAGATCAACATGAGTCAGTCCATCAAGGTTCACACCACTGGCTCCCGTGCCGGTACGATTTTGGTTAACGGTGCTGTTAGCACCCAAGGCCAAGCGACTATCAGCATTGACGGCCTTACTGGTGCAAGTGACACAGTGACTGCTGGTGATGTGTTTACGATTGCCGGTGTGTTTGCAGTTAACCCACAAACCCGTGAGTCAACTGGTTCACTTCAACAGTTTGTTGTGACCGCTGCACAAACGGCGTCTAGTAATGCTTTGGCAAACATGGCAATCAGCCCTCCGATCTATACCAGCGCAAACGCCTTGGCTACCGTTGACAGCTTCCCCGCTGACAACGCTGCCGTGACCTTTGTTGGTACAGCATCTACTGCCTATCCGCAAAACTTGATCTACCACAAGGACGCCATCACGTTTGCTACTGCTGACCTCGTTATGCCCCAAGGCGTTGACATGGCCGCACGCGCAAACCACAACGGTATCAGCCTGCGTGTGGTTCGCCAGTACGACATCAACAACGACCGTATGCCTTGCCGTATTGACGTTTTGTACGGCTTTAGCACTATTCGTCCTCAGATGGCTTGCCGTCTGTGGGGTTGATTTAACTTATCTCAAAGGAAATTATCATGGCACTCCCATCAGTCGGCGGCGGTTACCAATTTGGTGACGGCAACCTTAGTGAAATTGACATTACGTCAATCACACCCCAAGCAGCAACTGTTACAGCAACATTGACCGTAGCGCAAGTTACAAACAGTCTGCTAGTTGCAACTGCTGGAACAGCGGCAGCAACCTATACTTTGCCCACCGCAGCGTTGCTTGATGCAACACTGACTAACGCCAAGGTTGGGTCTAGTTTTAGGTTGGCAATTGTGAACCTTGGTACATCCAGTGGTGTTGTGACAATTGCAGCCGGAACTGGCATTACTCTGGTCGGAACGATGACTTTTGCAATCACTGCGGTGGCGTCAACTTCGCCTTGCGGTGCTGGCGAGTTGCTGTTCTACAAAACTGGTACTGCGACTTACAACGTGTATCGGATCAGCTAAATGGCAGTCATCTACCTACGTCACCCTGTGCATGGGGCAAAAGTTGCTTGCCTTGAGGCCGAGGCCGTTTATGACGAAAAGAACGGCTGGGTGAGGTTTGATGTAGATGAAGAGCCTGTCGCGGTGAACGAAATAAAGCGTTCCCGTGGCAGGTCTCGAGTTGAGGTTGTTGACGTAGGAGCATAGGATATGACCACATCTGCTGGCGACCAGATAAACGGGGCTTTACGCCTGATTGGAATGTTGGCAGAGGCTGAGACACCTTCAGCCGCTACGTCTGCCGACGCACTGTCGGCGCTTAACCAGATGATTGACTCATGGAACACTGAGCGGTTGTCAGTGTTTACCACGCAAGACCAAGTGTTTACTTGGCCTGTAAATCAAGCTACACGCACGTTAGGCCCAACAGGTAATTTTGTTGGTAACCGGCCTGTTTTGGTTGACGACGCCACTTACTTCAAAGATGCCTCAAACGGTACTTCGTATGGCATCAAAATAATTAACGAGCAGCAGTACAACGGCATTGCTGTCAAGAACACAACCAGCACTTACCCGCAAGTGCTGTACGTCAACATGGGCTACCCCGACATCACGTTGACGGTGTACCCTGTGCCTAGTTCGCCGCTGGAATGGCACATCGTATCGGTGGAGGAATTGACGCAGCCAGCGGTACTGGCGACTACGCTGTCCTTTCCTCCAGGCTACCTACGATGTTTTAGGTTTAACCTAGCCTGTGAAATCGCTGCTGAGTTTGGCGTTGAGCCAAGCCCTCAAGTTCAACGAATTGCCATGACCTCCAAGCGCAACATCAAGCGCATCAACAACCCTGACGATGTGATGGCGATGCCTTACGGCATAGTCGCCAATCGTCAACGCTACAACATCTACGCTGGGAATTTTTAATTATGACTACCGTTGCCATCTCTGGTTTACCCGTTGCCACCGTTATCAACGCTGCCGACATTGTTCCATTTGTTCAAGCTGGCACAACCAAAAGCATCAGCAAAACATTGCTGTTCACCAGCCCGACAATGGTGGCTCCTGTGTTGGGGACAGTTGCCAGTGGCGTTATTTCGGCTTGCACTAGCACCAGTATGGTCATGGTGACGCCGGTAATCGGCGCGGCTACAGGCACTAGCTTGGCAGCAACTGGTGCGGTCACTTCATCTGGCACGGCAGGCGTAGGCTACGCAACAGGCGCAGGCGGCGCGGTTACACAGTTAACTAGCCGCACCACGGGCGTAACGCTTAACAAGACGGCAGGCGCAATTACCATGTTTAGCGCAGCAGGAACAACTACGGCAACAACTTTCACCGTGACCAATAGCACGGTGGCGGCAACGGATGTAATTATTTTGAGCCAAAAATCTGGCACTGATCTTTACAACCTAATGGTCACGGCAGTGGCGGCGGGAAGTTTTAACTTATCATTTCGCACCACGGGTGGCACAACCACTGAAACGCCGGTCTTTAATTTTGCCGTTATCAAAGCTGTAGCTGCTTAATGAAATCCCCAATTCTTGGCTCATCTTATGTTGCCCGTAGCGTTAATGCTGCTGATAACAGATGCGTCAACCTGTTTCCCGAGGCCACCCCAGATGGAGGGCAGACAGGCGGGTTTCTAAACCGCGCGCCTGGGCTTGACTTGCTGGTAACGGTTGGGACAGGGCCAATACGGGGCTTGTGGACGTTCAACGGCATTGCCTATGTGGTTAGCGGCACGGAACTCTACAGCCTCACTACAACCTATGTAGCCACCTTGCGTGGCACGGTAGTAGGTACTGGGCCAGTCAGCATGAGCGACAACGGCACTCAGTTGTTTATTGCCGCCAACGGGCCTGGTTACATTTACAACAGCAGCACAGCAGTCTTTGCCGAAATCACCGATCCTGACTTTGCTGGCGCGTCCATCGTGGGCTACCTAGATGGATACTTTGTTTTTATCCAGCCAGACAGTCAGATATTCTGGGTAACGCAATTGCTGGACGGCTCATCGGTTGACCCGCTTGACTTTGCCAGCGCCGAGGGTTCACCTGATGGCTTGGTCAGCATGATTGTTGATCACGGGCAAATTTGGTTGTTTGGCACTAACTCGGTTGAGGTCTGGTACGACTCTGGCGCTGCCGACTTTCCCATGACCCGCATCCAAGGCGCGTTCAATGAAATTGGATGCGCTGCGGCCTTCTCTGTTGCCAAGTTGGACAACGGCATTTTTTGGCTGGGTGCAGATGCGCGAGGCCAAGGCATTGTCTACCGGGCTAATGGTTACACCGGCACTCGGGTTAGCACCCATGCCATTGAGTACGCCATCGCCCAGTATGGCAACATTTCTGACGCTATTGCCTACACCTACCAGCAAGAAGGCCATGCCTTCTACGTGCTTACATTCCCAACCGGCAACGCTACTTGGGTTTACGATGTGTCAACGCAAGCGTGGCACGAACGGGCTGGGTTTAACAATGGCCTGTTTACGCGCCACAGGTCAAACTGCCAAATGGCGTTTAACAGCGAAATTGTGGTTGGTGACTACCTTAACGGCAACCTGTACCAGTTTGACCTAGATGTGTACGCTGACAATGGCGACATTCAAAAGTGGCTACGCTCATGGAGAGGTTTGCCAACGGGCGATAACAACCTCAAGCGAGTGGTGCATCACACCATGCAACTTGACGCTGAGACAGGTGTAGGGCTGGGTGTCACGCCAGAGCAAACTGCTGATGGCATCCTTACTGAGTTGGCAAACGTCCCACCGGCAGGGCCAAGCTACCAACTGATCGCTGAGTTTGATTGGCAGTATTTGACAACCGAAAGCGGCAGTGAACTTACAACCGAGGCAGGCGATGGTTTTGAATCGTTGGTGACCTTTGCTTATTCTGGCCCCGATACGGCTGGCGCTGAGATTGTCACCGAGTCATTTCCAGCCACACCAGGCTATGACCCGCAGGTCATGCTGCGCTGGAGCGACGATGGCGGTCACACTTGGTCAAGTGAGCATTGGACCAGCATGGGCAAGATTGGTGAGTACGGCTACCGCACGTTTTGGCGGCGGCTTGGTTCGTCCAGAGATAGGGTGTACGAGGTTTCTGGCACTGATCCAGTAAAAATTGCCATCATGGGCGCTGAGTTGGTACTGAGTCCAACGTCAAGTTGATATGGCAGACATTACCCAAATCCCTGCACCTCGGGTTGCTTTTACCCAAGACGGGCAGATCACGACCCAATGGTTTCGTTGGCTCAACAACATCTACACCATCACCGGCTCTGGCCTTGGCATCACGCCAGTAATCAACGGCGGCACGGGCCTAGGCACAATTCCGACCAACGGCCAACTGCTAATTGGCAATGGCACAGGCTATTCTCTGAACACCCTGACCGCCAGCACAGGCATCACGGTGACCAACGGCGCGGGCACAATTACCGTCACCAATAGCCTGCCGGACTTGACTGTGGTGCTGACGGGCGCGGGGACCACGGTTGTAACGGGCACTTACCCAAGTTTTACAATCACCAGCAACGATGCGTTTGTGGGCACGGTGACTAGCGTAGGCGGTACGGGTACGGTCAACGGCATCACGCTGACAGGCACAGTCACCACTGCTGGCAACCTGACCCTTAGCGGTCCGCTCAGTGGAGTAAGCCTGACCGGGCAAGTCAGTGGTATCCTGCCGGTAGCCAATGGCGGCAATGGCCTAGGCGCAGCTTATACGGTAGCGACCCTGCCAGCAGCCGGTACGCAAGGCCGCAGGTCATGGGTGACTGATGCTTTAGGCCCGGTGTTTCTAGCGGCTCCAGTGGGCGGCGGTGCGGTGGTTTGCCCAGTGTTTGACAATGGCATAGCGTGGGTAGTTGCATAATGGATGCGCCCTAACAACAACCTGTTGCTGGAGTAATTGATGGGTAATCTGCAAATAGATATGCGCCAAAAGGTTGAGGCGTTGCAAATTGAAATTGCCAAACATGAGCAGTACGAAGCGCCTACTGAGCATTTGTTCCACGGCGGTATGTACTGCCGTCAAGTTTGGCGTCCGGCGGGGTGTTTAATAGTTGGCAAAGTTCATAAAAAAGAACATTTTTACATGGTCGTTTTTGGTACAGTTGCGGTTACTACGGATGAAGGTGTTAAGCTAATTACAGGGCCGCAAGTAATATGTAGCAACCCTGGAACAAAACGAGCAGTTTACGCAGAAACCGATGCGTTGTGCATGACGTTTCACCGGGTTGAATCAGATACGGTGGAAGATGTAGAAGCTGAGTTAGTTGAAGATGACCCACGCGCTATGTTTGGCATTGGAAACAAGATAAAAGATCAATCACTTGAGGTGTCAGTATGAGTTTCATAACAGCAGCAATGATTGGGGCGGGCGGCGCTCTCCTTGGCGGTTTAATTTCGTCTTCCGGCGCACGTAGCGCTGGCGAAACGCAAGCAGGCGCGGCTAGAAATGCTGCGGATGTACAAGCACAATCTGCAAGAGAAGCGCAAGCCCTCCAAAAGCAGATGTTTGATCTTCAACGGGAAGGGCAAGAGCCGTTCCGACAAGCTGGCCTTGCGGGGCAAAATAGGTTGATGGAGTATTTGGGCCTTGGAGGCAACGCTGGCGCGGCTGGCTACGGCAGGTACGGGCGAGATTTTGGTATGTCTGACTTCCAAGCAGACCCAGGGTATGCGTTTCGATTGTCCGAAGGCCAAAAGGCACTTGACCGATCCGCTGCGGCCCGTGGCGGCATGATTTCTGGTGGGGCTTTAAGAGCCGCAACCCGCTACGGCCAAGACATGGGATCGCAAGAATACCAAAACGCATACAACCGCTACCAAACAAACCGCACAAATCAACTTCAGCCCTTGGGCAATTTGATAGCCTCGGGCCAGTCTGCTGCATCTAATGTAGGCTCGGCTGCGGGGCAATACGGTGCCAATGCGGGCAATTTAATTACGGGTGCTGGCAACGCAATGGCTGGCGGCATTACAGGTGCTGGCAACGCAATGGCTGCCGGTCAGTTGGGTGTAGGCAACACGTTGGCAAGCGCCCTTCAAACTGGAATAAGTTCATACCAAAACCAACAAAACTTTAATGATTATTTAGCCAGCCGACGATTGGGGTATGGCGCATCAAGTGGTCAAGGCGGCACCCCATATATGCCAGGTTTACAAGCCACTGATTTTTAATCAAGGATAAATTATGGCCGATTTAAACGCACTTATAGCGCAGGGCTACCAGTTCCAAGCGCCGCCTGATCCTTTTGCTCAATACGCAAAGAGACAGCAATTGGACTTGGGTGAGCAAACAAACCAGCTTAACCAGATGAAGATGCAGGAATACCAACGCGGCATGGAAGAACACAACGCCTTGCGCCGTCTTGACCCAACATCAGCGACATATTTGCAAGACGTAATGAGAATTAGTCCTGAAAAAGGTTTTTCCTTTGCCAAGTCTCAACAAGAAGCTAATGCCGCTCGCACTGAAGGGCAGATTAAAGACACCAAATTGTTGACTGATAAATTGGCTTTACTTCCCGGTATGTACGCAGAAGCCGATACGCCCGACAAATATATAGCGGTGCATAATTTTGTTCACGCTGACCCAATTCTTGGTAGCTATCTAAAAAACATCGGCGCAACAAAAGAGCAAGGTCGGGCAAAAATTAACGAGGCAATTGCAAACGGTACGTTTGACAATTTTCGCGCAAGGTCAATGCAAAGCGTGGATCAAGTTTTTGAGCAAATACAAAACGATGCGTACGCTAGAAGTAAAGGCGCGCCTGCGCCGGGAGCCGTGCCTATGGGCACACCAAATATTAGCGTAGCCCCTGTAGTTTCAATGCCTAACGAGCCTATGGTTGCTCCGGCGGTAACGGGCTTAAACGCAGACCAAGCCCGCGCTGAATTAGCTGTGGCACCTAACGCTTTAGCGCCCCAAGTTGCGTCTCTTAACGCAATGGCTGCGGCCCCAATGGTTGACCGCGTGAAACAAATTGACAATAGAATTTTAGAAGGAAATACGGCTACCTATAGAAATTCAGCAGGCTGGAAAGACGAAAAGAAAATTTTAGAATCTGAGCGCGCTGATTTGGTCAAAGAGCAGCCAGACATAGCACTTATGCGGACGTTAAAACTTCCTAACACGCCAGCAGGTTTTGCTACGCTTCAGGCGCTGAAAAATTCTTCACCTAGCGAATTTGAGCGGGCAATAAACGCGGCTAATTTAACCCCCCAGCAAAAAATTGCGGTTAACAGAGCGTACATAACTCACAAGACTACTTTTGCTCCCCCAGCCGTAGTTAACGTTTCTAACGTACAAGAAAAAGCAGAAGCGGCGGACTACGGCAAACTTTTGATTAAAGACTATGACGCGATAAAAACGTCTTCTGATTTAGCCCGAAAATCATTACCTGCGATTGACAGCAACCTTGCTATCCTAAACAAAGGTTTCTCAACAGGCTTTGGCACTGAGACCGTAACGGCAGGCGCTAAAGTGTTGGGCGCGCTGGGCGTCAAAGACGCTGAAAAATTTGCGTCCAATGCTCAAGTGTTTCTTGCTAACGCTAATAACGCGGTGCTACAAAAACAATTGGAGCAAAAAGGCGTACAAACGGCTGCCGATGCGGATCGTATTACAAGCACGGGCGCTCAACTTGGCAACACTAAAGATGCAAATGAGTTCATACTTAAAGTTGCCAAGGAACAACTCCAACGCGACATTGAACAACGTGATTTTTACGCTAACTGGCGCGATAAAAACCAAACGTTTAATGGTGCGGAAAATGCTTGGGTTACCGGCCCCGGCGGCAAATCGTTGTTTGACCGCCCAGCGCTTAAAGCATACGCTGATGGCCCTAACGTAAAAGAAGTAGCCCCCGATAGAACTAAAGGGCTAGATAAAATTTTTAAACCAAGGTAATAGCTATGGCCGATCAATTCCGCGATCAAGTTAATACCGCCCGTCGTGCAGGTTATTCTGATGAGGAAATTGCAGGGTACCTAATTGGGGGAAACCCAAACAATAAAGTTAAGCAAGCGTTAGATGAAGGTTATAAGCCTGCTGAAATCCTCCAATACCTTGCGCCCGCTTTATCAATGGGCGAGGAAGCCGTGCGTAAAGTTCGCGTAGGTATGCGTGGGGTTACTGAGGCACTTGCACCAGTTACGGCTGGCGCGGCTGCTGGTGCAACTGCTGGTGCATTGCTTGGCGCTCCTACAGGTCTTGGAGCCCCCATAGGCGCTTTGGCCGGTGGCCTAGCAGTACCTGTTACCGATGCGTTGGTCATGGGTTATAACCGGCTTGCGGATAGCAATGTGCGCCTGCCATCGCAAGTTATATCTAGTATGCTTCCAGGCCCTCGTGCAGAAACGCCGGTTGAGCGGGTTGTGCAAAGCAGCGCTGGCGCATTGGGCGGCACGCTAGGTTCTGTAGGCGGTGGCCGCGCGATTATTGACGCTGCAAGGTCTGCACCGGGCTTACAGTCGCCCGTTGCTCAAAGCACCCTAGCCATAGGCCAAGAGGCCGCTCGTCGTCCAATAGGCCAGTTAGTTGCAGCGCCTATCGCCACCGCAACCGGACAAGGCGTAGCCGAAGCAACCGACAGCCCTTTGGCGGGTCTTGCGGCTGGCGTAGCCACGGGGTCGGTGCTGGGTTTGCGGCCCACTAAACGCGGTGCGGTGCCAACAGCAGAAGAACTGTTGGCTCAGTCCAAAGCCAACTATGAAATTTTAGACAAGTCAGGTTTTCAGCTTGACAACACGTTGTTCAAGCAGCACATGGCTTCTCTCCCCGCCAAACTTCGATCTCAAGTTGGCTACGTCGAATCGGTAAACCCAAAAGTGGCGGGGGCGTTTAAAGAAATTTTGTTGGACACACCTAAAGATGTAGCTGAAATTACAGCACTCAGAAAAATTATTGGTGGTGCGGCGGGGAGCGCTGATAAATCCGAACGCATGGTGGCTATGAAGTTGCTTGATGAATTTGACAGTTACGTATTAAACGCGCCGCCAAGCGCCATTATTAGCGGCGATGCTAAAGCAATGTCTGCATGGAAAGCTGCCCGAGCCGATTACGCCAAAGTTAAAAAGTCAGAGTTGATTGAAGACATTGTGGCCCGTGCTGAAGTGTCTCAAGGAGGCAAAGAACCATCAATTGCACAAGGCTTGTCTGCACTGGCAAAAAATGATAAAAAAATGCGTTTTTTTACTGCGGACGAACAAGAAGCAATTCGTGAGGCGGCTAAAGGTGGAACGTTGCAGAGCATGATGCGAACAATCGGTAAATTTTCTCCTATGACCCCAGCAGCGGCCATCTTCACCGCAGTCAATCCCTACGGCGCGTATACGGCTGCTGCGGGCATGGCGGCAAAAGAACTTGCTACGGCCCGACGTATGCAACAAGTAAACGCGCTTTCTAGCCGAATGCGCCTTGGGCAACCTCCCGCAGTTATTGAAGGTGTGGGGGCTAACGTACCAGTATTTGCTGCTCGTAGCATTTTAAATAATTTAGCCCCGCAGAACACCGGCAATGAACAGTTCAACTTTTTAAGCGGCCAATAATGGATCAACAAACAATTAACCTCATTTTGGGCGGCTGCATGGGTGTAGCCGGATGGTTCGCTAGGGAGTTGTGGACAGCAGTGCAGGACTTGAAAACCGACCTGTCCAAGCTGCCCACAATCTACGTTGCCCGTCAAGACTACAAAGACGATATGCGCGAGGTCAAGGAAATGCTGGGCAAGATTTTTGACCGGCTGGAACACAAAGTAGACAAATGATTAAAGAAGCCAAAGGCCCGATCCTGTGGTACTTGCGTGCTTGCAAGTTCGACGGGTGGACTAGCTTTTGGAAAGACATCTATTTGGTTCCAGAACACATCACCAACGAACGCTTGATTCGCCACGAATCCAAGCACTTGGAGCAAATCGAACGCGATGGACGCATTAACTTTAGCATCAAGTATGCCTACTGGACGATGCGCCACGGATACTGGAACAATCCCTACGAAATTGAAGCACGAGATGCAGAATGATTAATGCGCGGCGCCCTACTATTTTTGGCGCTGGTCACGGTATCGAGCGAATTGTAGACATCCGCACAAACAAAGGAACACCCAATGGCCCTTGATCCTATTTCCGCGCTGCTGGACGTGGGCAGCAAAGTAATTGACCGAGTATGGCCGGACCCAGCCCAAGCGGCCAACGCCAAACTGGAGTTGATGAAGCTGCAACAGTCTGGCGAACTGGCCCTGATCGCAGGGCAAATGGAAATCAACAAGGTTGAGGCTGCAAATCCCAGCGTCTTTGTCTCTGGCTGGCGTCCGGCCATTGGCTGGGTGTGCGGCGCAGGTTTTGCCATCCAGTTTGTCGTTGGTCCATTAGCTGAGTGGGGCGCTGCGCTGGCAGGGCATCCCGTAAAGTTTCCGCAAATGGACACCGGCACGATGATGCCACTGCTGCTGGGTATGCTTGGTCTGGGCGGTCTTAGGACTGCGGAGAAGCTGGCAGATAAGGCTTCAAGATGAAAGCAAAATTGACGTTCTTTGTGACCCTGATGGTCAGCTTCACCTTGTGCGTGGTTGTCATCGGAATGGTCGGGGTGCTGATGGCCGGTCTGTTCAACCCCCTTGTAGACAACGCCGAAATTTTCAAACTTATCTCGCCAGCATTTCAGACCATTGTGGGCGGGTTTATCGGCTTGCTAGCTGGGGTGAAGCTGTCCCACGGTGAGGAGAGTCTTAAATGACACCCAACTTTACGTTGGCAGAATTAACTACCACCGATCACCGGGAGTTTAAAAATGAACCTAACCCTAATGAAATTGCAAATCTCCAGCGCTTGGCTGAACTGCTGGAGCAAGTTAAAGTCGCTATCGGCGGCAAGCCGGTCATGGTTAACAGCGCGTTTCGCAGCAAACAAGTAAATGACGCCGTTGGTTCCAAAGACACAAGCCAGCATCGGCTGGGCTGCGCTGCGGACATCCGCGTACCTGGCACCACCCCCGACGCGGTAGTCAAGGCGGTAATAGCGGCCAAGCTGCCTTTTGACCAGTTGATCCGCGAGTTTGACCGCTGGACGCACATCTCGGTGCCCAACGACCCCAAGGGCAAGCCTCGGGGCCAAGTGCTAATTATCGACAGCAAAGGTACTCGCCCGTACTAGCCGCATAGCGTCCTTCAAATCGCCCCGCAGTTGCTCAATGGCTTCTTGCTGGGCCTGTAGGCGCAGATAAGCCTCAAGCGCAAATTTAGCCAAGTTCTCGTTGGACCAAGCGGCAAAGTTGGGTATGTCGTTCATGGCATCGGGCAGTTTTCGGGTGGGACAACAACGCACCAAACGGCGCGCCAGGGCACTGGGCCACAACCTTTATAAGCCTCCCACCGATCAATGTAAGCGTCGGGCATATTCTGTAGCGCCCGCTTGATTGTGGATTGATGAATGTTAAAACGGTAGTGCAACTCAAACACTGTCAGCCCGTCTGGGTGTTTGTGTAGTGCGCCCCGCACGGCATGGTGGCTTGACTTACGCATTGCGCTTTTTCACTGCGGTCAGTGCCATGCGTATCGCCCACTGTTTGGTAAACGCTATTTCTCCAATAGCCTCAATTTCAGCTTCCGTTAAGTCAACCCACTCGCGTTTGTAGACTTGGATGTCGTCATCTTCTCCATTGTTCTTCTCCTTTGATTTAGCAAGCACGTTACGGGCAAAACCGTTTCGCGTCATGTGACCTTTTGATAAAACACTAATTTCTTCATCCGTTAGGTCAACCCACGGGCGCTTTGCTGCAATACGAACAATCCTTGTCCCATCATCGTGATACAACACGACATCCTCCACAGGCTCCTGCGCTGTGTGATGCACAAGGTACATACCCTCTTCGTCGAGGGCCGCAGTCTTTTTGCTTTTAAATCCTGTCATACCTTCCCCCACATAAAGTAAAACAGCAACGTCGCGCCTATGCACACTGCCAGCACGATCACCAGCGCTTTGAACGTGCCGATTGTGTCGGTGTAGGGGTCGTTTAATTGCGCGTCGTTGTAACCATTGGCATAGGCATCGTTGACTTCCTTGATACGCTGCTTGCGTACCGGGCAGTCCTTGCCTTGGTCGCACACCCCGTTTGCATTACAGCAGTTCATTTGTATTCCTCCAGACGTTTGTTTAAACGGTCTATAACTGTCTTGTTGTATGACACTATGCTGGCCGCATAGTCAACGCCCTGCTCTGCGGTCAGCAACTCGATATGCGCGTCAGAGAGTTGCTGCGCTATCAATTCCAACGGCGTTGGACGTTTAAAAGGTTCTTTGAGTAGTTGGAATAGTTTCATGGTAATTTAGCCTCTTTTAGTAGTTCAAGTCTCTCCCGCGCGACGCGCAGGGTGTTGTACCGCTGGTGCATTCGCTCCAGTACGGATACTCTTTTGAGCGTCTGGCGCTCGTTGTTCAGCATACCCAACACTTCCTCTTCGGTCAGCGTGGGCAGACGGTCATTTAGACTTCGCCAAGTGTTTTTCAATTCGTGTCTCCAGTTTGGTGATCAGGTTGACGCAACGGTCATACGCCCGGTAAGTGGCGTTTAACTGGCGCGCGCGGGCCTTGAGTTCGGCCTTGGCCGCTTTGAGTTGTGCTTTCAGTTTGTCTAACATAATTCCTCCATTGCAATATCAGAAATAGCGCGCTTGTCATGCAGCGCCGCCCAGATGCGTTCGTCCACCGTCTTGTTGGTTAGCATGACGTAGCACCACACATCATGGGCTTGCCCAGAGCGGTGCAAACGGCCAACGGTTTGCTCGTATAACTCCAGGCTCCACGGCAATGACAAAAACACAACATGATGCCCCCCATGCTGTAAGTTAAGCCCGTGACCGGCGGACCGAGGGTGAACCAAGAGCATCTCAATGGAACCGGCGTTCCACCGCTCAATAGCACGGTCATCGTCAAGTGTTTGGGCGTGGGGGTAGCGTCGTTTGAGTTCCGCGAGTTCTTCTTGGTAGTTGTATACGATGAGCGTGTTCGCACGTTGGTTCTCCTCTAATAACTCATGCAGCCGGTCAAACTTGGCCGTGTCAAACCACACTGGCGTTTGCACTGTCACCCACTTGCCAGGTATCTCCGATGGACTTTGCACCGTGTTGTACACAAACCCGCTGGCAAGCTGCTGCAACTTGCCGGTCACCACAGCCGCGTTGATGGCCGTGATGTCTTGCAGTTTGAATTCTTTCTTCATGGTGTCGTAGGGCTTGCGGTCGTACAGATCGCAGCGCACTTCTACCGTATGGAGCGGGGCCAGCTTGTCGCTATACTCGCCCGCGTCCAACACGAAAGTGGCAGGCTTTATCACGGCCATGACCTTCTCTAAACTGCCCTTGCGCGGTGCCCACTCACCAAAGTCTGGGTTGATCAGCACGAAATACTGCTGCTGGAATGCACCCTTGCTGCGGCCTAATAAACTCTGGTCAACGATCTTGCACTGGCCGAACACGTCCTCTAGGCCGTTGCTGGTAAACGAGCCGGTCAGCCCCCAACGAATCTCAATGGGCGCAAGGAATTTGAGTAGGTCTTTGAAGCGCTTGCCGCTGGGGTTCTTGAGCCGCGTCAGTTCGTCGAACACCACCGCGTCAAACTTGCCCGTGGGCAGGTTCTCGTAGTTGGTCACCACCACCTGGGCGCTAGACGCAAAGGCCGCAGCCCGCTGCTTGGGCGTGCCCACGGCCACGGCCAGCGTCACGCCCGGTGCCCACTTGGGCTGCTCGATGGGCCACACGTCGGTGCAGACGCGCTTGGGGGCCAGCACGAGGAAGCGCTTGACGTGCCCGTCCTTGAGCATGGCCTGCATGGTGGTGAGCGTGATGGCTGTCTTGCCCGCGCCCACAGGGGCGAGGATCATCGCCCTGTCGCGCTCGTACAGGAAGTCAGCCGCCTGATCTTGGTAGGGTCTTAATTTCATCTTTTAGTAAGACAGATATTCCATCTAAATTTATCGGCTCTACATCCATTGGCGTTGTAAAGCGTTCGTTACGAAACACCCATGCCCGATGCGTGGGGCTGGGGTCATAGACCTGAATGGCGTACCCCGCGTCAAATATTTCTTGTGAAGATTTCATCAATCTGCTCCTTGGTCCATAGACATACATACCTTTGGTTGAGCCGCGCCATGTCTTAATCGCATTTCCACGCTTGACAATATTTATACAAGGCTTTTCGGTTTTTTTTACTCTCGTCATCGCGGATTTCTTGCTCCCATTTTGCATACTCTTCTGGGGTATACGGAAAACCGTCTAGCCTAAAATACTCAACAAGAAAAATTTCAAGTTTATCTATTATTTCTTTAGATATCGGCGCGGCAAAACCAGCTTGATTTGCCGCGTACCGTATAGCTTGCTTATTCATATTTTTCCTTAATCCACTTATCGACTTGTTCTTTCGTCCATAGACATACATACCTTTGGTTGAGCCGCGCCATGTCTGCCGCAAACAGCTTTTGCAATTCTGATAACCTACCGCCTTTGGTCTTGAGTTCCACGAACCAAGTGCTGCCGTCAAGCAGGCAAGCTATCCTGTCAGCCACGCCCTTGCGCCCCGGTGAGGTGAACTTGTATGACACCCCGCCCATACGCTCCACCGCCCAGACAAAATGATTTTCTACATCTTTTTCTTTCATGTCAAGAAGTTTAGCACAAAAAGTTG